CACCGGTGAGTCTTTGCTTCATCTGTTGCAACTGATCGAAGAGCGGAATCGCCATGAGCTGTTCTCCTTGTGAGGATGGCGCTATGCCATCATTTTCTTTGATTGTAAATAGTTTGTTGCGTGCACCGAAGTCGAATTTGCCCAGGTTGCGACCGACCGAGCAGCGATCGCGGTACGGGCAACCAGCCTTGCCGTACATCGAGCAAGCGTCCTTGTTGCCCTCGAGCTGCTCGGCGGGGATCTTGCGCTTGCGGAGTTCCAGCATCGCGTGCGCCTTCTGCTCGACCGGTCGCCACGCCTCATGCACCTGCGCCACCGTGCGCACGAGCGAGACCGGCCGCACCTTCGTCGAGTTTTTCTGGAGGTAGATCCAGCGCCCCTCGACCTCGCGGATCGGGTGGCCCGAGAAGATCTCGAGCGCGGCGCGCGAGTAGCCCACGTGCTGCGCATCGGTCGCCAGGTCAGCCGGCGTCTTCGCCCAGTCGAGCGAGCTCGTGAACTTGTTGTCGGTGACGAGCACGCGGCCGTTCTCCGGCGGCGCGACGCAGTCGATGAAGCCGTAGAAGGCGTCGCCGGCCGCGTTGAGCGGGATCGTGAACTCGTGCTCGACGAGCAGATGCGGCCCTGGCACCGGAAGGATGCCCGGCCGCATCGCAGCCTGCACGAGCTTGCCGAGGGCATCATCGCCGGGATGATCGCCTCGAGTCAGAAGATTCTCGACGCGCTTGTGGCCGAGCACGCCGTCGGCTTGCGCCGCGCTCTGCGGCTCGGGGATGCCCTCGATGATCTTGAACGCCCATCGGCGTTGGCAGAGATCGAAGCCCTGCACCTGGCTGGGGCTGATTCTCACTCGGTCCTCGCTTCCGTTCCGTTCGCTTCGCGCACGCGCTGTTCGCAACTTCGCTACTTAGCACCCGCCTCCGACAAATCCTCGGCGATCGCGATCTGCATAATTCCCTGGGTGCTGAGCCACGCCAGCACGTCGATCGCGTCGAAGTGGCAAACCGTGTGGCCCCGCGTGTTGACGCAGGCGATCTCGCCGAGCGGCGATCTCGATCCAGCCAGGCGCATGCGCGCCGCTCGTCCGGGCCGGCGCGGCAGCACGAAAGCCACCTTGCTCAGGCCGTTCTCGTGCTCGAGCACTCGCTTGCACTCGAGCGCCATCTCCATAGGCGTCACGACACTCTCATCGCGAGCTGCCGGCATTCGGTGCACCATGATTGCCCGCCTTCGCCGGCTCTTGCGTTGCTCGTGCCGAACGCCTCCGGGTAGGGCTTGAACACCGGGCGCTCCTCCTTGGCCGAGCACTCGGGGCAGCTCTTCATGGTCCGCTCGCGGTTGAAGCGCGAGCGACGCAAGCTCGGCTGCGCGCTCACGCTTTCACCCGCGCCATCACGGTGCCGACGTCTGCGAACTCGGCGACGACCTGCCGGTAGTCGCAACCGAAGAAGAAGATCGCCTGACCGACCCGGTTGCCGTCGCTCGCCTCGCCGGTCTCGGGGTTCACGAAGCCGATGCGCCCGCGCGTGAAACACACGAGCGCTCCCGCCTCGACCAGCAGGTGAAACCACGCCGGATCGGTCTGCGCGTTGACGAGCAGGATCGCTCGCTTCACTTCGCCGGCGGCGCGGTGATGAACGAGCTTCTCGATGAACTTCTGGCACAGCGGAGCCGAGTAGGGCGGGTTCAGGAAGAGCGTCTCGGCCTGCCAGTCGCGGGAGAGGCCGTCCTGCATCTTGGTGAAGAACGCCTTGGCTTTGACCGTCGCGTTGGCCTTCGCGGTCGGCGCGGGGTCGAGCTCGATGACGCCTCCGAGCACGCGCCGCGCCCTCTCGATCAGGTGGGGCGGCGTCGCCCACTCGTTGCCATCGAAGCCGACGCCCGCGGTGACGGCCAATACGCCCGAGGTGGTGATTCTGGCGAGGTCTTTCTTGATCGCCTCTTTCCTGCCGATATACTCCTTCTCCGGAATCGCGTTGAGCTTTCGCCACCTGTCGACGTCTTGCCGGCTCACGCCGAGCGTCTTCAACATCTCGGAGTACGAGCTGACTCGTCCGGTATTGGACGAGTTGTTTTTCTTGTGGGTGCCTGCGCCTCCCTTGCTGCGATCGAGCTGCTCGGCGAATCCCCCTGCCTTCCTCTCGGCGTCGAGCCTGAGCTCGGCGGCATGGTTCACCACCTCGACGCTGAGCTTCGCCCGTCGCCCCCATATCTCCGCCACCGCGGCGATGTTGACGACGTGGATCGCATCGTCGATCGTTTTCGCCTCCGCCAAGAGCCGCGACGCTTTCTCGATCCGCGCCAACCCCGACGCTTCTTTCTCGACGCTGAGCTGTTTGGGCTCATGCGTCGTCACCAACGCTGTGCTCATGGGGTGCTTTTCCTTTCGGCTTGCTCGATCAACTGCAACTCGTCCGGCGGCTTCGACTGGAGCCAGACGAGGAGCTTGGGCTCGGGGCTGACGAGCCGCAGCTCGAGCCGGACGACCAGGCCGGAGACGCGCGCGGGCTCGCAACCGGGAGCTGCGCCGGCGAGGTCTTCGTACAAGACCGGCATACCGGTTTGCAGCGCCAGCCCCCTATCGCCGTGGGCGTCGCGATGCTGGAGCACCGGCTTCTCTCGGCCGCGGGTTGGCGCCCAGAACTCGACGATCACGACACACACCAGCCCTTGCAGGCGCCCTTGCAGGCGCCCTTGCAGCACTGCGGCGAAGCTTCCCACCAGAGGCCGGGCTGGCGCACCACGATGACGCCGCGCACCTCCTCGACCCGGAAGCGCACTCCCAGGGCCTCGCTCAGCGTGGACAGGATACGCCGCAGCTCGGGCGGCAGATCGACCTCGCGCACGGTCGCCGTCACGGTCGCTTCCCGAGCTCGAACTCGCGGCACGACCCGAGCCGTACGTAGAAGGCGCTCTCGCGATCGCTATGCCAGGCCCAGGGTTCGACGCGCGCCCACAGCTCGCCGTCGTCGAGGCGGACGAGCGTGATGAACCGAGCTCCGAGCGGCTTGCCCCGAAGGGTTGGCTCGGCCTGCGCGACCTGCCATTCGATGCCCTCGCCATCGATCAGCCGGAACAGAGGGCCGAGCGGGCTCAAGAGCAGCTCGTCGCGCTCTTCGCGATCGGGCTCAGGGTCGGCGCAGACCATCGGCCGCCTCCTTCTCCTTGAGCCTCGCCTGATGGGCTTTCCACACGCACGAGCAGAGCAGCCCTTCGCGCGTGCCATCCTTGTGCAGGCGCGTGCCGAACAGGCCGGTGCCGTAGCAGTGCTTGCAGCTCCGCTTGGCGAGCGCCAGGTCGATGCGGATCTTGCCGCCGTTGCCGACCTGCGCCTCGACGATCTTGGGCTCAGCCACCGCGCCGCCTTCGGCCGGCAGTTGCTCGATCAGGCTTCCCTTCACGCTGCTCACTGGTCAGCCTTCGGCTCGAGGGTTCGATCGAGCGCGATCTTGGCGATCACCTGGAGCTCGGCGAGCTTGCCGACCATCCAGCTCTCGAACAGGATCGCGCGGGCTTCAGATTTCGTGAGGCCGGTCGGCGCCGCGACGAGCTGCGCCCGCATGATGCCGAGCCACTCGTTAGACAGATCGGCGCGGCGCTGGTCCATTGTGACCTGCAACTGATCGAAGGCTTCGTCGATCAAGGCCGGCTCGTTGCTCTCGTGCTCTTCGTTGTTCATCACCTGCTCCCTAGAAAGGCTCTTCCGCCGCGTTGATCGCCGGCACTTCGGGCATGTCCTCTGTACTTTTATCGTTCGCGTCATCGTCGTCTTGCCCCGGTACGCGAGGCGCCTCTTCGCCGTCCCACAGCGTGCGCATCATCCTCTCGCGATCGCCGATGCCGTGCGCGTCACTCCACGCGAATAAGGTGTCGACGATGATGTCGCGATAGCGGCGGCGCTCGCCCTTCCAGCGAAGGCAGGGACGTTCCGGTTTGGCGATGGCTCGCAGGGCGGCGCCGATCTTGGCCGTCTCGGGCTCGACCCGAGTCCGCTCGCCGAAGTAGAGCGCCCATCCGTCGATGATGGCCTGCTCGTTGACGAAGAGCTTGCCCTTGCCGACGCGCACGAGGCCGTCGGCTCTTTGAGCGTAGGGCTTGGGGTTCATCAGGAATCGTACGAGCCACTCGCAAGCGCGCGAGGTCCAGTCGCTCGAGATCGTCATCAGGCGATGCATCTGCGTCACGTCGCCCTCGACCCAGAAGCGGCGCCCTCGCGTCACCACGCGGTTTTTCTGGAGCCAGAGCGCGTGCCTGGCGATGCCTTCGCGCTTCCAGCGCTCTTTGGTCTCGCCGGGGACGCCGGCCATGTGGTCGGCGGAGGCTTCCGGGGCGCGCAGGTAGAGGAAGCGCTGGGCGATGGCCTCAAGATCTTGGCCCGAGAGCGCCTCCTTGCTCGAGAGCAGGTAGTCGTTGTTGGCGGCGATGACGAGCCGGATAGCGCCGCGCATCGCGGCGGGCGGAAGGTACTTGCGGGTCACGGTGCGCTCGAGCGTCGAGATCATGGATCGGATCTGACCCGTGACGTCTTGCTTGCGCCAGCGCGCCTGACCGAAGTCCTCATCGGCGAGCACGAGGGGGCAGCGCAGGAGCTCCTCGTTGAACGCCCCCGACATCGCGTCGTCGAACTTTGCCGGCGCGTCGGCCCAGAGCTGCGCGATGCCCATGGCAAAAATGGTTTTGCCTGCTGCCGGTCCGCCAGAGAGATAGAGCGCGCAGAGGAGCTTACCAAGGTCGGGGGCGCAGGCCATCCAGTCGCAAAGCTTTTCGTATGAGGGGCCGGCGAAGACGCGCAGCCATGCGTCGATCTCCGCGTCGAAGGAAGGCGCAAGATCCTCGCGCACGGGGCAAGCGGCCTCGTAAAGCACGCGGCGCTTCTCGTCGAAGATCGACGCGTGTCGCGTCAGGTCCACGACTACCTTCGCGGCGGCCGTGCCGAAGTCCTCAGCGAGCTCCTGCATCCCGCGTCGGCGGGTACCTCGCGGCCCTGGCTCGTTCAGAAGCACGGGGGAGCGCGCCAGGAGCTCGACGGCGGCCGTGCGCCCGAGCGAGGCGCCGTAGGGGCCGCGATAGCCGCCGTCGGGCGCCAGGACGTAGTAGACCTGATCGCCTGCGTGGACGATCCAGCGCTTGGCGAGCGCCTGTGCGGAGGCGCCTGGGTCGTGCGGCACCTCCGCTGCGGTGGCGATGCGGTCGAGGTCGGCATCGGTGTACTTGTCTCCACCGCGGAGCTGGGCGCTGTAGGCTTGCTCGACGCGCTCGACGCGGCGCTCTTCGGCCCACTCTCGGCGCTTCTCGAGCGCCCCTCGATAAGCCGTGGAGATCTCGGCCGCGGTAGGGGCGTCGCCGTCCCGAAGCGCGAAGGCGGCGCACGAGGACGCGAAGACCTCCTCGATAGCCTCGTCGGTGAAGGGGGCGTCCTCGCTCTTCTCGGCCATCCAGAGCGTCAGATCGAGGATGGCGGCATGCCGCTCGCCCTTCTCGGCGAAGGGCTGTCCGAGCGTCACCGCGCGGGTGGCGGCCTTGAGATGCTCTCCGGGGCGTCCTTGGTCGAGCAGTCGGAACAGCTCGCGAGCGCTCTCGACGATCGGCCGCTTGTCCTTCGGGGCGCCGTGCTGCGTCACGAGCGCATCCGCGTCGATCCAGGCGCCTTCGTTGCGAAACGCCCAGGCGACGGAGAGGTCGTAGGTCGTCGGCAGGTAGAAAACACGCGCGGGGTTCTTCGTGGCCGGGTCGTTTTTCCCGCCTACGAGGTTCTGCAAGGCGCCCCAGACGATCTTGTGTCGAGCGCGCGGGTAAGGTGCGTGCAGCGGGAGGATCACGCGCACTTTGATCTTGCCGGCCGCTACTGCGGATCCGTGCTTGTGGGTCGTGTACATCGCCCACTCGTAGGGCGAAAGCGTCGCGGCGACAGCTTCTAGACCAGGGTCGTCGAGGTCGTCGAGGTCGAGCCCCAGTGCGTGCATGGCCACGACATTGTCGTTCTTGTGGCCTTCGCCGGCGGGGATCTCACCGAGCACGATGCAAGGGCCGTCCTTGGCTTTGTTCAGCGCCGCCTCGTCGGTCCCGTCGGATCCCTTGACGACGTGCGACGCGAAGAACTCGAGCCATCTCGCCCAGGACGCCGTTTCCGGGACGCCGGCCTTGTCCCAAAGCGACTTATAGTGCGTGAAGATGAGGGGCCTCACGCGGCACCGCGAACACAGCGCTCGCGAAGGCGCGTGACGATGCGCTCGATGGCCTCGAAGTTTTCTGCGCCCGAGCAGTCGAGCTCGACGTGAGGGGCGGCGGCGAGGATCTCGTCGGCCACGGCACGCACGGCGGCCTGAGGAGTGGCGACGCCCAGCACCGCGGCCAGATTTCGGAGCGGCGCTCGCGCCCCGTCGGAGGCTGGAATGGGCAAGCCGCCGACGGCGCCGGTGCCCTTCGGTCTGCCTCGGAAATCGAGGCTTTCAGCGTTTGGGGTCGCGGCGGGGACGAGGGCGGCAAGTGCTTCGATGCCCTTTCGGGTGTCATAATTCTCGGCGTGATCTTCGCTTTTGAGGATCGCGACGGCGTACCAGCCCGCGAGCCAACGAAGAGCGTAGCGTCTCGGCATGTCGATCGTGATGATCATCGGGGGCGCTTGTAAATCGACCCTGAAAAAAAGTAAACAAAAAAATAGGCGTTTGGTAACCGAAAAAGGCCGGATCGGATCAAGTGGATCAGTGGCACCTTGATCTGTACTCTCTTAACGGCGAGAAATTACAACGGCGACCTAGCGCGCACGCGCACGCGCACGCGCACGCGTGTGCGCGCGCGCGTATAGAGGGGCTGCCAAAAACTGATCCACTGATCCAGTGTCGTTATAATGGCACGCAGGTAGGGCTGCGGTGCAAAAGAGGCCGGATCAGGTGAGGTGATCCAGCCTGATCCAGCTGATCCGGGGCGTTTTTGACGCCTATCGCGTTCTAGCGCGAAAGCGCTTGCGCTCGAGGCCAGCGTCGCGCTAGAACGCTTCGCATGACGAAAACGACCGCGGTCAGGACGACGCCGAGGGCAAAGGTCGCACCGATTGCTCGCGTCGTCCAGCTCTCCGACCTCGTGCCTGACCCGACGAACACGCGATCGCACCCCGAGCGGAGTAAGGCCGCCGTCGCGGCGAGCCTCAAGGAGCTCGGCGCAGGAAGGTCCATCGTCGTCGACGCAAGCGGCGTCGTTCGCGCCGGCAACGGGACGCTCGAGGCTGCGAGGGCGGCGGGCATCACCGAAGCCGTCATCGTCGAGACGGACGGCAAGCGCCTCGTGGTGGTGAAGCGACCCGATTGGACGCCGGAGCAGGCGCTCGCCTACGCCATCGCCGACAATCGCACCAGCGAGCTCTCGCACTTCGACCACGACGCGCTACGCCTTGCGATGGAGCGTCTCGCTCAGCACGCCGTCGACACCGGCGACCGATCCCTCGTGGACGTCGTCGGCTTCAACGAGAAGAAGCTCGCCGGCGTGCTCGCACAAGCCGCGCCCACTCAGGGGCCGGGCCCCGGCGCACGCGAGGTGTCGTTCACCGCCACCGAGGGCGCACTCGAACACGAGTGCCCGCGGTGCAAGTTCAAGTTCTGACGAACTTGCGTATCTCAAGCGATCGTGGCGAGGTCGCGCCGATGCGCGGCCCGTGGAAGCTCGCGCAGCTAGACGCGGCGCCGAGGCTTGGGCTTCGCGTCGTGTCGACGTTCTCCGGGGGCGGCGGTTCGAGCATGGGCTATCGACTCGCCGGCCTCGACGTCATCGCGGCCGTGGAGATCGATCCCGAAATGACCGATCGATACGAGACGAACCTCGGCGCCGGCAAGGCCGTGCGCGCTCCCGTCGGTGACGTCGCGCGCTGGACGGATGTCGAACTCGAGGCGCGCTTTGGCGCCGTCGACATCCTCGACGGATCGCCGCCGTGCTCGTCGTTCTCGATGGCCGGCTCGCGCGAGGGCAAGTGGGGCGAGGCGCACAAGTTCCGCGAGGGTCAAGCGACGCAGCGGCTCGACTCCCTATTCCTCGATTTTGTCGAGCTCGCGCGTCGCCTTCGGCCTCGCGTCGTCGTCGGCGAGAACGTGATGGGAATGCTCATTGGCAAGGCGCGCGGCTTCGTGCTCGAAGTGCGCGACGCCTTCCTCGCCGCCAGCTACGAGCCACAGCTCTTTCAGCTCGACGCCTCTCGCATGGGCGTGCCGCAGCGCCGCAAGAGGATCGTGTTCGTGGCGCGGCGCCTGGACCTCGGGATGCCGCCGTTGTCGCTCGCGTTCGACGAGTCGTGGATCTCGGCGCGCGAGGCGTTCGAGGGCTGCGCGCCTCGCGCGGGCGAGAAGGTCATCTGGCTCACCGAGCGACACATCGGGCCGTGGGGTATGACGCGCCCGGGGCGCGCGCTCTCCGAGGTCCACTCGAAGGGGCACCTCTGGAATTGGCAGAAGATCGATCCCGACTCGCCGACGCAGACGCTCACGGCGAGCGCCGTGACGCCACTGCACTGGTCCGAGCCGCGCCACGTCGTCGACGCCGAGTGCGTGCGGATGCAGACATTCCCAGACGACTACGACTTCGGGTCGCTGCCGGCGCGCTACGTGTGCGGGATGAGCGTGCCGCCGCAGATGATGCGCCGAGTCGCGACCGCGATAGCGTCGTGGATGGGAGCCTGACGATGGACGTCGAGACGATCGAGGTCGGCGAGCTGACGCAGGACCCGCGCAACGCGCGTCTGCACCCTGACGAGAACCTCGCCGCCATCAAGGCGAGCCTCGCGGAGTTCGGGCAGGTTGAGCCTCTCGTGGTGCAGCGCTCGAGCGGCCGAGTCATCGGCGGCAATGGCCGGCTGCGCGCCATGCTCGAACTCGGGTGGCGGGAGGCGCGCGTCGTGCGTCTCGACCTCGACGACGCTCGCGCGACCGCGCTGGGGCTTGCGCTGAACCGCACGGCGGAGCTCGCGACGTGGGACACCTCGACGCTGACTGCGCTGGTGAGGGAGCTTGGGGAGGCGGGTGCGCCAGTCGCGTCGTTCGGCCTCGGCGAGGACGACCTTCGAGACATTCTCGCGGCCGCCACGGAACCGAGGCGCGACGTTCTGACTGAAGACGACGTGCCGGAGCCACCGAGGAAGGCGATCACGAAGCTCGGGGACGTGTGGCAGCTCGGTCGTCACCGGCTCGTGTGCGGGGACTCCACCGATGGCGCGACGGTCTCAGCGCTCATGGGCGACGCTCGCGCCGGGCTGATGAACACCGATCCGCCGTACGGCGTTGGATATGCGAACGACGACCGCCCGAATCCGGGGGTGGCGAAGCCGCGGGTGGCGAAGCCGCGGGTGGCGAACGACACGCTGGCGGACGCTGCGTTGCAATCGTTTTTAGAAAGCGCCTTCCGCGCCGCAAAGACGCACGCGCTGGGGGCGACCGCGGCCTGGTACCTGTGGCATGCGCACTTGACCCAGGGATTCTTCGCGGCGGCGGCGGCGGCGGCGGCGGCGGATGTCGTGCTGCATCGGCAGATCATCTGGGTCAAGCCCGTGCTACTCCTCGGTCGTGGACAGTATCACTGGAAGCATGAGCCGTGCTTCATGGGATGGGTTCGCGGGCAGCAGCCTCCGGACTACGGGCTTGGGGCGGGAGAGAGGACGCAGACCACGGTGTGGGAGATCGCGTCGGTCACGAGAGAAGACCGCAAGGAGTTTAACCATGCGACCCCGAAACCGGTCGGGCTCTTCGCGATCCCGCTCGTCAAGCACCTGCGCAACGGCGAGATTGCCTACGAGCCGTTCGCCGGGAGCGGTCCGCAGTTCATCGCCGCCGAGCAGCTCGAGCGAACATGCTATGGAATCGAGATCGATCCGCGCTACGTGGACGTGGTGATCGAGCGGTGGCAGAACCTCACGGGCGGCAAGGCGACTCGTGCTTCTGGTTCGACGAAGCGCCGCGCGAAAGGATAGGCTTCAGGCGTGGGCAGGCCGCTCAAAAAACGCAAGGTCGTGACCGCACCATTGGCGCCCGAGCACCCGTGGGAGCGACAGCCCTCGGAGTCCGACACGGCCTGGGGGGCGTTTGTGACATACCGCGACCTCGGGCCCGACGAGCGCCCTCTCGCGAAGCTCGTGCAGAAGTACGCCAAGGGCAGGGCCAACTTCACGCGCTGGTCGTCGGCGTGGGACTGGGTCGCGCGCTGTGCGGTCTACGACGCTTGGGTCGACCGACAAGCGAGGCTCGCGAACATCGCCGCGATTAAGGACATGAAGGCGCGACACAGGCAGATCGCGATGTCCGCCGAGGGGGCCGGCGCCCTCGCGCTCAACAAGGTTATCGCCGCCGAGCGCAGCGGCACGACGCTGACTCTCAAGCCGTCCGAGATCAAGGACCTCCTCGAATTCGGCACGAAGCTCGAGAGGCTTACGCTCGGCGAGCCCGGCGAAATCGAGCGCGTCAGCGTCGAGGCCGCGCCCGTTGTTCACGACTACAGCGCCCTTAGCACGGAAGAGCTCTTGCAGCTCGGCGCGCTGACGCGCAAAGCGCGCGGCGACGCTTGATGAGCGCGCCGACCGCGCGGCGCAAGGGACCGCACCACAAGCAGAAGCTCGATGTGGTCGACTTGCGCGCCGTCGATCGCGAGATCTGCCTTCGTCAGTTCCGCAGGTTCGTGCCCGATGCCTTCGAGGTCGTGGAGGGCGGAGACGCCCACTTCTCGCTCGTGCGCGCCGGTAAGCGCTCGCCGAAGTTCATTGGCGGTTGGCACATCGACGCCATCGCCGATCACCTGCAAGCGGTTGCCGAGGATCAGATCAAACGACTCTTGATCAACGTGCCGCCGGGTACGTCCAAGAGCATTTTGGCTTGCGTGCTGTGGCCAGCATGGTTGTGGGCGCGCGATCCATCGCTCCGCTTCTTGTTCAGCAGCTACAGCGAAGATTTCACCAAGCGCGATTGCCGCCGCACGAAGGCCCTGATCGAGAGCGATTGGTATCGAAGCTTGTTCCCGGAGGTGAAACTCAAGCGCGACCCCGATACCGTGATGGAGCATCACACGACCGCCGAGGGCGAGCGGCACGGAGCCTCGACCGGCAGCGGTGTCACCGGCAAGCATGTACATTGTTTGCCGGCAGGGGTAAGAGTGCGTACGGAGCTCGGCGATTTAGACATCGCCGAGCTCGTGGCGATGCGCGAGCGCCCTCGTGTGTTGTCGATGAACCATCGAACGGGAAAGCTGGAGTGGCGACGTGTACAGGCCGTCAACGAGAGTCGAACGAACGAGCTTTTCGAGATCCGAACAGGTGGTGGCCGTTCGTTGCGGGCTACCGGGGAGCATCCCCTCTTCGTTCGTCAGCGGGGATACAGGCAGGCGCGTGATCTTGCCGACGGTGAAGCGCTGCTCGCCGTCGGGGAAGTGCCAGGCATGCGGCACCAAGACCGACAGGCAGAGCGTTGTGTGCAAAACCTGTTACGGCAGGGCGAGAAAAGTCGTGCTCGAGATCGCGTGCTTTGCATGCGACAGGCGATTCGCGAAGCCGTTGTACGAGTACGAGAAGGCGCTGCGGCGAAAGCCCGACTCGCGCTTCTTCTGCTCGCGCGCGTGTTCGACAAGGCCAGGCGCGCGTGGCTACGTGAACGCCGTTTCGCGCAATTGCTTGATGTGCAGGACACCTGTGCCTTCGCGCCCGCGTCGGAGGTATTGCGGGGAGGCGTGCCGCCTTGCGGCGAGGGCCTCGCGGAGAAAGATCAAGGCGCGCAAGTGCGCGGCGTGCGCGGCGACGTTTCGGCCGAAGAGTTCTCGTCAGCGTTTTTGCGGGAAGGCGTGCGCGAACAGGGATCACGCGACGCGAATGATCGGGAGGGGCAACTCGCACTACAGGGACGGGAAGAGCTATGCCCTCTGGTTCGACCTGATGCGCGAGCCGATTCTCGAGCGCGACAGTGGCTGCGTCGCCTGTGGGACGACGACCGGCAGGATTGTGATCCATCACATCGACGAGGACGTGGCGAACAACACGCCGGAGAACCTCGTGGCGCTCTGCGCGCGCTGTCACCTCCGACATCACAAATCGAGGTGGACGCCGTTTCCGTGGTTGAGCGATCGCGCTGTAACAGCGTCGCGGTCTATGACCTCCAGGTGGAGGGAAACCACAACTTCTTTGCGAACGAGATTCTCGTCCACAACTGCATAGTCGAGGACGATCCTCTAAAAGCTCAGGACGCTCGCAGCCCACGCGCTCGCGAGGAGGTATGGGACTACCGCACGCAGACGCTCGGCTTTCGCCTCTTGCCCGAAGCGGGCTGGCGTATCGTGATCATGCAACGCCTGCACGAGGACGATCCGAGCGGCCGCATCCTCGCGCGCGCCGGCAAGGACCGCGAGGAGGATCCCGACGAGTATGTCCACCTGTGCCTGCCGATGGAGTATGAACCACAGCGGCGCTGCACGACGGCGCTCTTCGCTGACCCGCGCAAGGAAGAGGGCGAGCTGCTTTGGCCACAGCGCATGAACCGCAGGTTTGTTGACGCGCTCAAAAGCCCGCAGGGTCTCGGAGAGTACGGCTTCGCGGGCCAGGCGCAACAGCGCCCCGCGCCAGCCGAGGGCGGCGTGATCAAGCGCGCTTGGTGGCGCTACTGGGAGACGATGCCGACCGAGCTCGACAAGGTGATCGTCTCGTGGGATCTGACGTTCAAGCACACCGGCTCGAGCTGGGTCGTCGGGCAGGTATGGGGCAAGAAGGGGCCGGACGCCTTTCTGCTTGATCAGGTGCGCGACAAGATGGACTTCCCGGCGCAGCTCGCCGCCATCCGGGCGCTCGCTACGAAGTGGCCCGAGACGAAGGAGAAGCTGATCGAGGATGCGGCGAACGGCGCGGCCGTGATAAGCGTTCTCAGGAAGGAGATCCCCGGTGTCATACCGATACCTCCGAGAGGCTCGAAAGAAGCTCGGCTCGCCGCCGTCGCGGTGTTCGTCGAAGCCGGCAACGTGTATTTGCCGCACCCGAGGATTGCTCCCTGGATCGACGGGCTGGTAGAGGAGGTCACGATGTTCCCGAACGGCTCGAACGACGATCAGGCCGACTGTGCATCACAGGCGCTTTCGCGGCTGTTCGCGTCGGGCCCGAAGAAGCTCACGCAAGCCTTTAACCTCGCGGGCGCCGGCGAGAGGCCGAGCCCGTGGAATCAGTGAGACGATCCCCGATCGATGAGCTGCTCGATCAGCTTCGCGGCAAGCCTGTGATGCCGCGCGAGTGCTGGTTCGCGCTGTCGCCGCGTCAAGCTGAGAAGGTCGAGCGCAGAGCAGAGGCGCGGAGCATCACGCTGCTCGAGGCGTTCCGCGAGTTGCTGGCAGAAGACCTCTGCGTTGCTGGGAGGGCCTGACGCATGGCCAAGGCCGCGTTCACCAAGTCGTTGCAGCTAGACCTCGGGGTCCAGGGCTCGACGGGCCTCAAGCAGTACGGCGGTTGGATCTTCGAGGAGTTTCTGCCGCGGCTCCAGGGGCGCACGGGCGTCCTGACCTACCGCGAGATGATCGACAACAGCTCGACCATCGGCGCGATCCGCTACACGATCCGCAGCCTCATTCTCCAAGCCGAGTGGCGCGTCGAGCCGGCTGGCGACACGCCGGAAGCGCGCGAATGGGCTGAGTTCGTTGAGGGCTGCCTCGACGACATGAGCCATACCTTCGAGGATTTTCTGAGCGAGCTCCTCTCGCACCTCGACTATGGCTGGGCCTATCACGAGCTCGTCTACAAGATCCGTCGTGGGCCCGAGGCGACGAACCCCAGCTACCGCTCGAAGCACGACGACGGGAAGGTCGGCTGGCGCAAGATCCCCATTCGCTCGCAGGACACGCTCGACCGCTGGGAGTTCGAGCCCAGCGACAACGGCGTTCGCGGCATGTGGCAGTTCGATCCCTACTCGCCGAAGGGCAGCCAGCTCTTCATCCCCATTGAGAAGGCGTTGCTCTTCCGCACCTCGGGGAACAAGGGCAATCCAGAGGGCCGCGCTTTGACGCTGGATACGTCGGTGCCGACGCCCGATGGCTGGACCACGATGGGCGCGATCGAGGTGGGCGATAAGGTCTATGACGAGCGTGGACGGATTCGGTACGTCACCGCGAAGACAGAAGTGTTCCGCGATAGGCCCGTTTACGAGATCGAGTTCAAGGATGGTTCCGCGGTGCGAGCGGACACGAACCACCTATGGAGCGTGACGGACTACAACGATCGAACCCTCGGCCGCGAGCCGCGAACGATCAGCACCGAAGAGTTGTTCGCCAAGAGCCAGAAGTCGACTGACCTGATCTTCTCGTGCGGCCGGGCGCCGGTGTTGGATGCTCCGAATCAGCCGCTGCCCGTCGATCCCTACCTGCTGGGTTATTGGCTCGGCGATGGCGCGATCGGGACGGCGACGTTCTCCGTATGCGACGAAGATCTGCCAAGTCTGCTGGAGCAGATCAGCGCGGCGGGCCACGAGCCTGGCGCGAGGAACGGCAACAACATCAGTGTGCCAGGTGTGTTCCGCGAGGCGCTGAAAGTCGCGGGCGTCTACCGCAACAAGCACATCCCGGCGACTTATCTGCGGGCGTCGTCTGAGCAAAGGCTCGCGCTGTTGCAAGGGCTGATGGATTCGGACGGGTTCACGCCGGCGAAGGATGCCAAGGATGTCGCAAGCGTGTTCCACAACACGGATCTGAATTTGATCCACGGGGTCGCCGAACTCGTGCGGACGCTCGGGGGACGGCCGAAGGTCAAACTCCGCCAGCGGGCTGGCCGGCTCGGCGGCGAGCTATTCGGAAGACAGATCGTCGGCAGGCGCGACCTGTGGGAGGTCCGGTTTTCGCTTGATCTCCCGACCCATCGACTCCCGCGGAAGCGCGAGCGGCAGAAGCTCGTCTCCGAATGCGATCGGGAGGTCGCGCTCAGCCATCACGTCATTCGCAACATTCGCCGGGTCGAGAACGCGGACACGGTATGCATCGAGGTCGACGCACCTTCACACCTGTTCCTCGCGGGCGATAGCATGGTGCCGACGCACAACTCTATCTACCGCAACGCCGTGCTCGATTATTTCAAGTTCAAGCGGATCACCGACATCGAGGCGGTCGGCATCGAGCGCGACATGACGGGCTTGCTCCACATGCAGGTGCCGATCGAGATCCTCCAGGCGGCGCCGGGCTCGATCGAGATGACCATACGCAGCGAGCTCGAGCGTATGCTCGGCTCGCTCAAGCGCGACGAGCGCGAGTTCGCCATGACGCCGCCCGAGCTCAACGAGGAGGGCATGCCGACGGGCTTCAAGCTCGGGCTGCTCGCCACCGGCGGCCGGCGCCAGATCGATACCAACGACATCGCGCTGCGCTACATGAACAGCATGACCATGTCGACGCTTGCCGACTTCCTCATGCTCGGCAAGAACGATGTCGGAAGCTGGGCGCTGGCGTCCAGCAAGACGCGCCTCTTTTCGTTTGCGCTTGGCGCCATCATGGACGCCGTTGCGGCCGTGTTCAATCGCTTCGCCATCCCGCGACTGATGGCGCTTAACAGCGTGCCGGTCGACCTTCACCCGCACCTCGTGCACGGCGACATCGAGTCACCGCCGCTCGACGAGATCGGCAACTACATCACCTCGCTCGCCACCGCTGGGCTGCTCACGCCGACCAAGCCGCTCGAGCGCAAGCTGCTCGAGTTCGGCAGGCTGCCGGCGCCGCCCGTCGACGAAGAGGACAAGCCACTGCCAGGCGAAGGCGCTCGGATCGCGCCCGAGCAACTGCTGCTCCCGCTCGCGCAGCCTGGGGTCGGGTAGATGCCTCTCGTGCTCGTCAGCAAGGCGAAGCGCGCCCCAGCTCCTCACGCGCTGGCCGCCGAGTATGAACCGGCGACGCGCAACGTGCGCCAGTTCGCCCGCGCCGCAGCCTCGGCGTTGCGCGCTGCTTCGGCGCAAGCAGGCTCGGACGAGCTTCTTCGTCTGGTCGCAGCGCAGGCTCCGATCGACCAGATCCTCGCTGCGATGAAGCTCGATTCAGGCTCCGAGCTGCTTGTGCCGGCGTACGAGCGCGTGCTTCAGACCACCATCGAGATCGAGAAGAAGCGCAAGCGCAGCGTGCCGACCGTGCGGGTCAACCCGCGCTCGATCGAGTGGGCGCGCGAGCGCGGAGCCAAGCTCGTGCAAGGCGTCAGCGCCCAGACGCGCACCGCGATCCGCAACGTCGTGGCTCGCCAAGTGGCGCGGGGCGAGCGAGCCGAGTCCATGGTGCGCGGCATCATGCGGGTCGTCGGTCTCTTGCCGCGCGACGAGGCTGCGGTGGCGACCCGGCGCATTCTTCTGCTCGAGCGCGGCGAGGACATCGAGCGCGCCGAGCGCCTGTCCGACAAGTACGCCGACGAGCTGCTCGAGGCTCGCGCGATGCGCATCGCGCGCACCGAGACCGTCGCGGCCCAGAACCGCGGGCTGCTCGACACCTGGCAGGACGCCTTCGAGTCCGGGGCGCTGCCCGATACGGTCGTGCGCGTGTGGGTATCGGCACCTCCGAGCGAGAACCCGGGGCGCCCGTGCCCCATCTGTCTCGAGCTTGATGGCACCGAGGCGCCAATGGGCCAGTCCTTCGAGTCGGCACTGCTCGACGAAAGCGTCCTGACCCCACCGGCGCATCCAAACTGCTTACCTGGGGATGCGGCAGTAGCAGCCGAGAGCATCGCGGCCGCGAGCGTACGGCGATATGATGGAGATCTCGTCGTTATCCGCACGGCCGCAGGTCACCGTCTCGCCTGCACCCCGAACCATCCGATACTCGGGACTGGCGGCTGGCTTCCTGCGCGCTCGTTCCACATAGGAGACCACGTAGTCGGCGCTCGCCTCGGTGAGCGGATGCCTTCGCTCATCGACCCAGATCATGAGCACCGACCAGCCGCGATCGAGCAGGTAGCGCGTGCGCTCGAGGAGTCGCGCGTGGCGACGGCCCTGCCAGTGCCAATTTCCTCCGAGGACTTCCATGGCGACGGGAAAGGCTCCGAGGTCGCAGTTGTATGGGCCGATGGCTTGTTGAGGCAAGACCTCGAGTCCGCGATCAGCCAACATGCGAGCCAGCTTGATCTCGCTTCGAGAAGCGCCGAGCAGCCTCGACTGCCGCGTGATCGCCGCCTGCTCGAGCACTCGGCGCGAGACGCGCATCCCGCGCCGAGCTTCATGGGCACTCTTTGTGAGCGCCACGCGCTGCTCTGGACTCAGGCGCAGCATGCGAAGGCGATTCGCCTCGCTCAGACCGCGTGGCTTGACGCCGGCGGCAAGAAGTCGAGTGCGCACCCCGCCCCGAGCGATGTGGAAGGATTCGCTCAGCGACTTCTCCGACGCACCAGCCAGATACAGGCGCACAAGATCATCGACGTCCACGTCCAATCGTTTAGCAACCACGTGTTCAACCTCGAGACGGCGGTCGGCGCCTACATAGCACAGGGCCTCGTGACCCACAACTGCCGCTGCACGATGACGCTGCGAAGAGAGAGCGCGTCATGATCGAGGCGCTCGCCGATCTGTTCTGGCAACCTCTCGAGGTGATAGGACTTCGTCGGCGGTCCGAAGGCTGGGCCGGAGGTGCGAAGCCGTGAACAAGTCCGCGATGCAGCTCGACGAGGTTCTGACCTTGGCGGAGGGCAAACTGCCTGGCTGGGCGCTCGCGGTGCTCAAGGCCCGGACGCGCAAGGCGATCGACGAAGGCGACTCGTCCAAGAGTGGACAAGTTGTGTCCGATGGCCCGAACGGCGAGGCGTCGCGGCAGACCCAGAAGCGCGGCCTGATGATCGCGCTCATGCTACCGAAGGCCGTCGCGATCAAGCTCGCGCAAGAGGGCGGCGAGCTACCCGAGAAGATGCACTGCACGCTCGCCTATCCGGGCAAGGTCGAAGATCTCCCGGCCGATGCGCTCGAGCGCGCCAAGCGCGCCGTCGCGAAGGTGGCCGCGGAGTTTGCCCCGTTCGTCGCCATGATCGGCGGCGTAGGGCGCTTCAATGCTTCGCTCACCTCGGACGGCAAGGATGTGCTGCACGCTTCGCTCGACGCGCCGATCTTGCCAGCGCTCCAGCAGGCCATTGCCGCGGCGCTCGACGAAGAGAAGATGTCACCGAAGCGCGAGCACGGCTTCGACCCTCACGTCACGCTTTGCTATCAGGACAAGGGCACCAAGGCTGAGCTGCCACAGGTGCCGACCACGCCCGTGATCTTCGAGTCGTTGTCGATCGTCGCCGGCGATGAGCGGATCGCCGATGTGCCTCTCGCCGGCGTCCGCGTGTTCAAGTCCGAGCCGATTGCCAAGAAGTTGACCGAGGCACAGCGCGCAGAAGTCGAGCTCGAGACCGAGCGCATTCGCGAGCGCTGCAAGACGCCCGAGGCTCGGCAGCCTCATGCGTTCAAGGCCGCTGAGTGGACGCATCCGAACGGCCACCCGCGCTGCGCAGTCTGCGGCGATGAGGAGCCTGTCGGCGGTCGCTGCGAAGGCTACGTGGAGAAGAGCGGCCCAACACCGGGCGACGCCCACGTCGACGGACCGCTGTGGGGGCCGGGCTACGACTCCGAGTACGTCGCTGAGATGATGGCCGAGATGCGCCGTCGCGACTTGACGCTTGATCAGGCGAAAGCTCGCGCCAAATCTGAGCTGCGTGATGAGGGCGCAACCGTTGAAGAGGCAGCCGAGCTCGTCGCGAAAGCGCGGCCGCTGAGCCGCGAGTATCTCGAAGAAGCGTGGACGCTGGCGCGCAAGGTTCTACCGCCTTGGGCCTGGGCTCAGATCCACCAGCAGGCGAGGCCGAAGGCGAGCGTGCGAGGCGCAGCTCGCGTGCGCGAGGAAGAGCCGACGCTGTTCGAGAAGATTGCCCTCACTGACATCCGGCCCGGCAAGCTGCGCGAGCTGCCCGACGATGAGGTGCGGCTTGCGTGGGCGCGACTGCACCAGTGGCATGCGAACGCCAAGCGCACCAAGCGCCCGATCGAGAACTTCGTCAATGCCGCGCTCTGGACGTTGGACGAGATGGCCCGGCGCGGCATCGACGTCGAGCGCGATGACGAACTCGTGCGGGCGATCGAGGAGCTGCGCGGCAAGCGCGCGTCGGTCGACACCTTCGCCAAGCTCAACGCTCTTCCGCGCGACCTCGTAGTCGTGCGCGACTTCGTCTCGGTGGTCGGCTCGACGGCGAAGGGCGACCGCGAGTCCGAAGACCTCGACGTGTTGCTACGGGCTCCGTGGAACCGCGAGGCGGGGCACTTCGCCATCCAAGCGGAGAACATCTGGCTGCCTCTGCGCAACGCGCTAGACGCCGACAAAACCGACAAGCTGCACTGGATCGACAATCCGCAGGGCGCGCACGGCGACTTCATCCCGCTCTACGATCTCGTGCTGCGCCGCCGCGACAAGCTCGCCGCCGAGGTGATCAAGAGCACGGAGGATGCGGGCGTGCTGCTCGACGACGCCATCGCCTTGAACGCGGCGCTCGTCAGCGGCGAGACGCCGATGACCGAAGAAGCGCACGCCAAGCTCGCCGTCCTCCTGGATACGGCGCGTCGCGAGCTCGGCGAACCAAACGAGAAGAGCGCTCCGCAAGTCGAGAAGATCGCGCTGGCCGACAAGGTCGAGCCGCCGATCGACAAGGTCGAGTCGCCGATCGAGCTGTCGATGGAAAAGGCTGCCGTCGAGCCAGAGGGGGTCGAGCCATCGGTGCCCAGCTCCGGTCCCGTGGGAGCAAAGGTGCTGTTCATCGGCTCGTCGCCGGATCCAGTCGAAGCTGCGCGCAAGGAGCCGTTCGTCGGCCAATCGGGCGAGACGCTCAACGAGCTGTACCTAGGTCCGCTCGGACTTTCTCGGTCCGAGATCGCCGCGACCAATGTGGTGCCCATGCCGCTTGCGGATGATGATGGGCGCCCGCGCGAGCCGACGGACGAGGAGGTCAAGCGATGGCTTCCGTGGCTCGAGAGCGAGATCGAGCGGCTCCAGCCCAAGACGATCATCGCGCTCGGGAACGTCGCTAAGCGCGTGCTCGGCGATCGCGCCCAAGCTGCGCTGCCGCACCCGGCGGCCGTGCGACGCTTCGGCGATTCCGGTGAGGTGTCGCGCAAGCTGCGCAGGGTGCGCGAGCTGCTCGGTCAGCCGGCAGCGAAGATCGAGAAGCAACCGGAGTCCAGCGAGGGCGGCGAGGAGACCAGCGGCTTTGCAGCATTCCGCGCTTGGGAGCGCACGTGGCAAGACCAGCTCCCGCTCTCTGGCAAGGGCAAGTTCGTCTACCAGCATCACTGGCGCGGGCTCGACGAGGACCAAGCGCGCTCGGCCGGCGACGAGCAGCTCTTGCAGACCGATCACAGCGTGCACGGCGATCTGCGGCTCGAGGGGCAGAACGGCGAGCTGTGGGGCTGGGCAGTATTCATCGGCAGCGCCGCCGACAACAAGCGCGTCGGCGGCGACAAGCTCTTCGCGATGAACGATGGCAAGCTTTCCGAGCAAGACAAGCTGCAAGCCTCAAACAAGCTGCCGCAGCCGAAGCCGTGGCTCGAAGTCGGCATCGGCAAGCCCATGGTGGTGGAGCCCGGTGGCGTCGGCTCGACGGCGAACAAGTGGTCCAAGCTCTTCGCGCTCGACACCGGCACGTACCAGCTCGGCGTGGCGCGCCAGCACAGCGTCGAGATCTTCCTTGACGGGAAGCACCTCCGTGGGCGATACCTAGTACAGTTCGCGCCCATCGGTGACAAGCGAGTCTGGCTGATCGACAAGCCAGCCGATCAGAAACCGATGGCAGAGACGCGCGAGCTCGCCGATGTAATAGGCGAATTGAGGCGGAAGCGACAGCGGTACTTGTTCTGGGGGAAGCCCGGAGAAGCGCCGCAAAAGCTCGATGTTGCGACCGGCAAGGTCGTCAAGTCGGCAATCGTACCGTTGCTCAAGGAGCGAACGCTCGAGGACAAGCGGATCGTTTACGGCGTCGTCTTGGACCCCTACATCGTCGATGCCCACGAAGACTGGGTCTCGCCGAACATGGTCGAAGAGACAGCGCACGGATGGTTCAAGGGTTCTCGGCTCGTCACGCTTCACCCCAAGACGCACGCGGAAGCGCAGGCCGTTGAGAGCTCGATCGTCGAGTATCCTTCCCGGCGCGACTACGTGAACGCCAGGCTCGGCGAGCCGCATAGGGCGTGGCGCAGGAAGTTCGGCGAAGACGTCGTTCATTCCGGCGCTTGGATCCTGGGCGTGCAGCTCAGCCCGGAATTGTGGGAAGCATACAAGCGCGACGAGATCGCTGCGTTCAGCATCGAGGGCTTCGGCATCCGCACGCCGACGACAGTGAAAGCGATGCCGAACGTCACCTTCGTGGACCTCGTCAGCGCCAAGTAAGGCGCTCCGTCCCACCAACAGATCTCAGAATCGAAAGTGTCGACGGGAATGGGCTCGTCGGCGCCAGGAGCGTGCGATGGCAGAGAAGTCTATCAACGCACTGACCAATCTCGAAACGCTCGGCGTGAGCCTGGTGCGACGAGGCGCGAACAAGAGAAAGTTTGCGATCACAAAGTCGGAGGGTCCTATCATGGACGAAAAGGCTATCGAGCTGTTGACGACCGTGCTCAAGGAAGCCAGTTACGACGGCGAAGAGAAGGTGCTCGAGCAGCTCAAGAAGGCGCAGCTCGACGAGAAGGCGATGAATGCTGTCAACGGCGCCATTCGCATCCTCTCAGCGTTCAGCGACAACCCGGAGATCAAGAAGCTGCTCGCGGGCCTCAAGGCGGCGGTCGGCGGAGAGGGCTATCCCATGCCGAAGGCAGCCAAGAAGGCGGACGACAAGAAGCCCACGGGCTACCCGATGCCGATGCAGAAGGCGCTCGAAGGCATGCCCGACGAGCAGCGCGCAGCATTTGAGCCCGTCATGAAGGCTCTGTGGGAGGCATCGGAGGCTGCGGCCACCGAGCGCATCCAGAAGGCCGAGGAGCGTGCCGTCAAGACCGAGGCGATCCTCAAGTCCGAGCGCGACGAGCGGCTCAGCAAGGAATTCGTCGCCAAGGCGGCCACCGAGTACAGCAACGTGCCCGGCAAGTCCGAGGAACTCGGCGCCATCTTGAAGTCGCTGCACGATGCCTCTCCCGAGCTCTGCTCGAAGATCGAGGGCGTGCTCAAGTCGGCGCAGGCAATCCTCAAGGAAGGCTCGATCCTCGTCGAGAAGGGACGCGCGGGTGAAGGTAACGCCAGCGACGATCCGTGGTCCAACATCGAGAAGGCCGCGGAAGCGGCCAGCGTCGCGCAGTAAGCGCGAGCGCAACAGGAGAAAGCCATGGCTTACGAAGTCCCTCTCCACAAGCCGCCGGTCGGTCTCGCAGCTGCGGATCTTTCGGCTCATCAATTCAAGTTCGTGAAGGTCACGGCAACCAACGCGGTCAACATCTGCACCGCAGGCACCGACTTCGCGATCGGCGTGTTGCAGAACAAGCCGCTCAGCGGGGTCGCCGCTGAGGTCGAGACGCAGGGGACGACGAAGGTCGTCGCCGGCGCCGCGGTCGCTGCGGGCATGGGTGTGATGCCGGACGCCTCCGGGCGCGCTGTCACCGCCACCGCGACCAACAAGGTCCAAGGCATCTCGCTCGAGGCGGCAGCCGGCGCAGGTGAGATCATCACCGTTCTGCTGCGCGGTGGGGGCACGCTGTAAAGCGTGACCCAAGAAAGGAGAACGAACATGAGTCTCGAATTGGTCAAGAAGTCCTACGCGCCGTGGGTTCGGGGAGCACCTGGAGCTTTCCGGGCGATCCAGAAGGCCGAGAAGGTGTCGGAGTTCATGCGCACCGAGAAGGGCGCCGAGATGTACGCTCAGTACCTCTTGGCTCACCCCGAGCAGGTGCACGCGCACGCCGGACCGATCATGAAGTCGCTGATCATGAAGGGCCAGCCCACACCGGGCGACGGCCATGTGAACCAGCCTCTTTCGATGATCTCGATCGCGTTCCTGCAAGACCTCAACGAGTTCATTTCGGACAAGGTGTTCCCGAACATCCCGGTCCAGAAGAGCTCGGACAGGTACTACTTCTACCCGAAGGGCAACTGGTTCCGGTCGCAAGCCAAGGAGCGTGCGCCGGCTACCGAGTCTGCGGGCAGCGGGTACGATCTGGACTCGACCCCGACGTACAACGCCGCGGTCAAGGCCGTGCACAAGGATATCGACGACCAGCTCCGTGCGAACGCGGACCCGATGATCGACCTCGATCGCGACGGGACCGAGTTCGTCACCCGGCAGCTCGCGCTCAAGCGCGAGAAGGATTGGGCGGCCCGCTTCTTCACGACTAGCGTGTGGACCGGTTCGACCACGGGCGGCGACATCACGCCTGGCACCCTCTGGTCGGCGCCGGGCTCGACGCCGATCGAGGACATCCGGGCGCAGAAGTCGAGCATCAAGACCAAGACGGGCTACAAGCCCAACACGCTCGTTCTCGGAAACAGGGCGTGGGACGTGCTCCAGGATCACCCTGAGTTCACGGACCGCATCAAGTACACCGAGCGAGGCATCGTGGGCCTGGACCTCATCGCGGCGGTGCTCGAGCTCGACCAGGTGCTCGTCGCCACAGCGGTCGAGAACACCGCGGCCGAGGGTGCGGCTGATAGCATGGCCTTCGTGATGGACTCGAAGGACGCGCTGCTCTGCTACAGCAATCCGCGTCCGAGCTTGATGAGCCCCTCGGCAGGGTACATCTTCTCGTGGGCGGGCTACCTCGGCGCTGGTCCTGCGGGCCAGCGTATGAGCCGCTTCCGCATGCAGCCTCTGCGTGCGGACCGCGTCGAGGGCGAGATCGCCTACGACATGAAGGTTGTGGCCCCCGAGCTCGGCGCGTTCTTCAACAACGCCGTCGCTCCGTAAGCAGTTGCGTTGCTGGGGCATGGCGAGTTAAAAACTCGTCATGCCCTACATCGCGCTCAAGACCTTTGATGGGCCAGGCGGAGTGAAGCGCCGCCCCGGCGACATCGTCCCCGAAGCCTCGACCTGGAAGAACCCAAAGCCGTGGGAAAACTCCGGCCACGTGAAGTTCGTCTCCGATGCGGAGATCAAGGGCGGTCGCTGGATGCACTACGAGTCGTTCGCGGGTGCCGGCGCCATCCGAGCCCCAGTGCTCGAGCCGAGGCTGGCCAAAATGCCCGAGCCGCCCGAGCCAGAGCTCGACGTCGGGCACGAAGAGCCCGAGCACATGGAGCCGGAGTCGACGCCGAGCGCAAAACGCGGTAGCAAAAAGGGGAAGCACCGCGGCTGAGCGAGGCTAGAAGGAGCGCGAGCAGATGTCTTGGACCTACGTGCTCCCTATCACCGCGCCGAAAGACGAGGTTCGCTTCTACTCGGGCGATACCGATCCTTCGCGACCGCTGGTGCAGGACGAGGAGATCGCCTACGTCCTGTCCAAGCAGCCTGACGTTCGCCTCGCGGCGGCCATTGTTTGCGACGGCATCGTCGGCAAGCTGAGCCAGAACGTCGACGCGCGCGTCGGCGATGTGTCCGAGAGCTCGAGCCAGGCGGCCGAGGCGTTCCGCAAGCGCGCGGCAGATCTGCGCAAGGAAGCGACCAAGTTCGCGCTGCCGATCGTCGGCGGCGTGTTCAAGACGCAGAAGGAGACGCTGGATCAAGATGCCGATCTCGTGCAGCCCTCGTTCCGCATCGGCCAGGACGACCATCCTGGCATTCCAAGCGAACGCGAGGACCGCCTCGACAAGCCCTGGGGGTCGTGACGATGGCCCGCGACGTGCGCGTCGTCGATCGCGGCTGGCGCAAGCTCGTCGACAACATGAAGCGCACCCCACAGGTGAAAGTGCGGGTCGGGATCCAAGGCCCGGAGGCCGAGACCGACCGCGGTGGCATCACCAACGCCGGGCTTGCCTCGGTTCACGAATTCGGCTCGCCGGCGCGCGGCATACCCGAGCGATCTTTCATGCGCTCGACGTTCGACGAGAAGCAGAAGGGCTATCAGAAAGAGCTCGACCGCATCGCCGGCGCGTCGCTCGACGGCGCCGAGCTCGAAGGCGAGATGCTTCTGCTCGGCGAGCAGTATCGCTCGGACGTGATCGACAAGATCCGCTCGGGCATCCCGCCAGCTCTCTCGGAGATCACCATCGCGCGCAAGGGCGGAGAAGCCACGCCGCTCATCGACACCGGGCAGCTTCTCAGCTCGATCAGCGTGGTCGTCGACAAGGGTAAGCGCTAGATGCGCACGCTCGACGCCAGGCGGATCCTGCCGCGCTTCGCCGTGCAGCCGCTCACCGTGCGGCGCAAGGCGGCCGGCACGTTCGTCAAGGGCCGCTATGTGCCGTCGGCCACCGAGTCGGTGCTGACGATCGCGAACTGCTCGCTCCAGCCAATGGACGCCGAAGAGCTCGAGCTGCTCCCCGAGGGCTTTCGCACCAAACAGGTCGTGAAGATCTACTCGCCCGAGGAGCTTCGCACCGGCGACGCCGAGGCGGGCCACGAGGCAGATCGCGTGGAGTACAAGGGCGAGACGTTCGAGGTGCACTCGGTCGAAGACTGGGACGATCACGGTCGCTTCTGGAAAGTGATTTGTGTAAAACAAGGTCAGTGACATGCCAGCTCCTTCGCCGATAGCCTGGGACGACGTCGAGGACGCGATCTACGACTGGTTCGTAGCAGCGACCGGGCTCGCGACCATCTGGTCGGAGCAGGATGCGCCGCAGCCGCCGTATCCTTACGCCTCGCTCAACATCACGAGCGGCCCAACGAAGGTCGCGGGGCTTGACGAGACGCGCACCACCTACGATGTCGGGCAGCTGCTCGGCCAAGAGATCGGCATCGAGACCGCTGGCTTGCGTGAGATCACTCTCTCGTGCCAGATCCACGCGCGGCAGCTCGACGCCACGCCCGCCAACCATCCCCGCAATCTCATGTCCAGAGCGCAGTCGAGCCTCGGCATGGAATCCTTCCTATCGGGCTTGCGGGTTGCCGGCCTGTCCGTGATAGAAGAAGGCCCAGTGCAGAACGTCAGTGAGGTCGTAGAGGACACGTGGATAACTCGAGCCATGATGGATGTGAGATTCGGCCTCGCCGCGAGCGTCGAGGAGCGCGTCGGTTACATCAAGGACACCGAGGTCAAGCCCATCCTCAAGAAGCCGGACGGCACGACCATGGTCGACGACGATCTGCTCGAGAAGTTCACGGTGGTCGGACCGTGATCGGAGACTAGCGCCATGGCACTCAAAGACATCGTCAACGTCACGATCACCAAGGAGACCGCTTCGGTCGCGCGCGCCGGATTCGGCACGCCGTGCATCCTGGCGTTCTTCTCAGCAACGCATTTCACAGAGCGTGCCCGCAGCTACGACGACCTCGACGGTCTCGTGGCGGACGGCTTCGGTCCCGAGCACTTCGTGCACAAGGCGGCGACGGCCATCTTCTCGCAGAACCCGAAGGTCTCCGAGCTCATCGTCGGCCGCCGCACGCTGGCGCCCGACCGCAAGGTGCGCCTGACGCCCGTCGCTTCGCCTCCCGCGAACGTCCTGTACCGGATCAAGGTCAACGACGCGAATGCCGAGTTCACGACTGACGCGACGCCGACCGTCGCCGAGATCACCGCTGGCCTCGCCTCCGCCATCAACGCGCTCACGCCGGCAGCGTGGGTCCTGTCCACTCCCTACGTTGTCGGCGACCGCCGCACGAACGGCGGCAACATCTACCAAGCCACGCAGGCCGGCACATCAGCCGCGTCCGGCGGCCCCTCCGGCACGCGCAACGATATCACCGACGGCACCGTGAAGTGGAAGTACGTCGGCCCCGTGGTCGCCGCGACCGATATCGGCCCTGGCACCAGCATCCTGCTCGACCAAGGCACAGCCGGCGCGCCGTTCGTCTGCGAGGTCGAGAAGCGGCAGCTCCTCATCCAGAAGGATGAAACGCTCGATCCCGGCATCGCGACCGATCTCTCGAACGTGCGCACCGATCTGTCGGGCAGCGACGCCTGGTACGCGCTCGTCACCGACGCGCACAGCGAAGCCGAGATCAACGCTCTCGCGTCGCCGATCGAGACGCTGCGCAAGATCTTCCTCGCGTCGTGCGCCGACGACGAAGTTCTCACGACCTCAACGACCGACGTGGGCAGCGACATCAAAGCTGCGTCCTACGCGCGCACGGCACTCATGTATCACGAGAAGACGGCAACCTTCCCCGAGGGCGCCTTGGGCGGCAAGCTGCTCCCGAAAGATCCTGGCTCGGAGACCTGGAAGTTCAAGACGCTCGCAGCCGTCACGCCTTCCAAGCTGACGTCGACCGAAGAGGGCAACGTCGTCGGGAAGAACGTCAACAACTACCAGACGGTCGCCGGCGTCAACATGACCGCCGAGGGTGTCACCGCTTCGGGCGAGTTCGTCGATATCACGCGCTTCATCGACGCCCTCACCGCCGATATCGAGGAGCACGTCTTCGCTCGCCTGGCAGCGCTCGACAAGATCCCATTCACCGATTCCGGCATCGCCATCATCGAAAACGAGATCCGCGGCTCGCTCCTGCGCGGCATCCGTGTGGGCGGCCTGACGGCTGATCCCGCTCCAACGGTCACGGTGCCGCTCGCGAAGGACGTCGACCCGCTCGACAAAAACGCCCGCATCCTGCGCAACGTGCTGTTCACGGCTGTGCTTGCGGGCGCCATTCACAAGCTCGAGATCAACGGCCGCCTGACGGTCTGATAGGAGGACGCGATGGCTCTCAAGACCTACGACCCGGCACAGGTGACCATCATCTTCGCCGGCATCCCGATTTCGGGCTTCGCCGAGGGCACCTTCGTCTCGGTCGAGCGCAACGAGGACTCGTGGGCGCTCCAGGTCGGCGCCGACGGCGAGGCGACGCGCGCCAAAAGCAACAACAAGTCGGGCCGCGTGACGCTCACGCTCATCCAGTCGTCGTTCTCGAACGACGCTCTCTCGGCGGTGATGGCCGTCGACGAGAACACGCCGGCGGCGATGGCATCGGCCCGCTGCTCGTCAAAGACCTCTCCGGCCGCACGCTCGTAGCCGCTGAGACGGCCTGGCTCACGCGCCCCGCGACGGTAGAGTTCGGCCGCGAGGCCAGCGAGCGCGAGTGGGTCATCGAGACCGATCAGCTCCTCATCTTCGCGGGCGGCAACTAGCGCATGTCTCAGGCCGACGGATCCAAGAAGCGGATCGAGGGCGTCGAGTACACGGTCTATCACCTTGATCCGACGGTTTCGTACCGCCTCTCGCGCCGGCTTGGCGCCGTGCTCGGCCCCACTCTCGCGGCGGCGGTCGGCACGGGTGGGTCTGCGAAAATGCTGGACGCCGACGTCGGCAGCCTGGCCCGAGAATTCTTCGATCGGCTCGACGAAAAGCTGCTCGACGACCTCGTCGAGAACTTCAAGGACGTCACGCTCGTTGACGGCAAGAAGTTGCGCGACGTCTTCGCAATCCACTTCCGCGGCAAGATCGACCAGATGTTCGAGTGGCTCGCTTTCAGCCTGTCGGTCGAGTACGAGGGGCTCCTAAAAAAAGTCCGAAGCGGTATCGGCCGCGCCGCTCTACTCCGACAGACACCCGAATCAGGATCCCCGAGCACCTAGCCGTCGACTGGCTTTTCTGGCGCCTCGTGATGCGACAGATTGCGGGCTGGGAGGAGATCCGGCGATACTGGGATCTGGGCGAGGTACTCGATGCAAACGAGGCCCTCGACATCCAGGACGACGCCGATTGGCTCGCGTCCAAGCCGAAGGGTAGCAAACGATGATCGTCCGCGAGCTCATCGCGATGTTCGGGTTTCAGGTCGACAAGAAGTCGGAGACCTCCGTCGAGTCATCCGTCCAGGGCATCATCAAGGGCGCGAAGCTTTTAGGCACGGCGCTCGTCGCCGGCGCGATCACGAAGGGCATCTTCGATCTGGTCGAGGGCACCGCCGAGATGGCCGACAACCTGGGCGCCACCGCGCAGAAGCTCGGCGTCGGGGCTCAGGCTCTCCAGGCGCTCCACTTCGCAGGCAAGCTCGCCAACGTCTCGAACGAGGAGCTCAACACCGGCCTTCGCACGCTCGCGAAAAACGCTTTCGAGGCCGGGACGGGCAACAAAGAGGCGGGCGAGAGCTTCAAGCGGCTGGGCGTCAACGTCCGCGGCGCCAACGGGCAGCTCAAGCCCGTCGACACGCTCATGACCGAGCTCGGCGACCGCTTCAAGAACCTCGGCAGCGATACCGAGCGGGTAGCTGTGGCGCAAAAGCTGTTCGGCCGCAGCGGCGCCGCTTTGCTCCCTCTGCTCACGCAGGGCTCCGCAGCCATCGCGGCGCAGCGCAAGGAGCTCGAAGACCTCGGCGGCGTGATTGACGACGAGCTCATCGAGCAGGGCGATCGCTTCACCGACAACCAAGACAAGATGCGGACGGCCGTGCAGGGCCTCAAGAACGTCGTCGCTAAGGCGCTCCTGCCGGTCTTCAACGAGTCGGTCGAGGCGACGCTCGAGTGGTTCAAGGCCAATCGCGAGATCATCCGTCAGAACCTCGTAGCGTTCCTCGAGAAGGCCATCGCAGCGTTCGGGCGCATCAAGCGGTTCATCGTCGACGTGATCGACACGGTCTTTGAGTGGGTCCGATCGCTCAGCCCCGTGCAGAGCGCCCTACTCAAGGTCGCGGCCGTCGCCGCCGGGCTTGCGCTTCTCTTAGCGCTGCCGGGAGGCGCGCTCATCCTGCTCGGGATCCTCGTCGGGCTCCTCATCGACGATTTCCAGACGTGGCGCGAGGGTGGCAAGTCGGTCATCGGCGACCTCATCGGCTCGCTCGACGAGCTCCAGATGCAGTTCCCCACCCTCTCGGCGGTCGTGCAGACCATCGGCGCGACGTTCGGGACCGTCCTTCAGGGCATGCAGGATACTTTGTTCTCCTGGATCCAGTTCTTCATCGACATCTTCACGGTCGGCCCGGTGAAAGCGGTCGAGAACTTCGCCAACAACACGCTCATGATCATCGGCGACCTGTTCGGAGTCGACCTCGTCGGCGCCGTGCACGGCTTCATCAACGAAGCTGGAGCCGCTATCGCCGGCTTCTGGCGCTCGATCGTCGCCGGCGCCAAAGCTGTCGGCAGCGCTGTGCTCGAAGCTCTCAAGTTTGCCTTCGAGAACAGCCCGATCGGTCTCGCGCTCAAGGGCAGCAAGGCGCTCGCCGGCGCGGTGAGCGGTCTCTTCGGCGGCGAAGCTGCCGCAGCGCCGACGGCCGCGGGGCGGCCTGGAGTCGGAGGGGCATCCAGCGAGCAGACCAACAACATCGACATCTCGGTCAACGCGCAGGGACAGACCAACGATGAGGTCGGACTCGCTATCGGTCGGCAGGTCGAGCTTGTGCTCGAGCGCCAGAACCGCGACGCAATGGGGGCCTTGACGACGGCCGCCCCAGCGCTGTGAGGTGACGCATGGCACTCTTGCTCACCAAACAAGTCGTCGTCATCGAGAGCCTCTTTCCGATCACGACGGTCATCCAGCTCGAGGCGTCGATCTCCGAGACGCACCGCCGCGCGGCCGACCTCACCGAGCATCCGGTCGAGTTCGGATCGGACGTCACCGACCACATTCGCTTCCGCGCACGGGAGCTCGACATCACGGGCATCATCTCGAATACGCCCATCCAGCTCCTTGCATCGTTGACGCGCCTGCCCTCCGTGCCGGCCGGAGATCCAGGCTCGCGCGCCGAGGACGCTTTCCAAGAGCTCGAAGACATCATGGAGGCGGGCTCGCTCTGCACGATTGCCACGACGCTCAAGACCTACACCGACATGGCGCTTGTTGCGCTCGCGACCCCGCGCGACGCGCAGCGAGGCAACATCGCCGAGCTTCAAATGACGTGGCGGGAGGTGCGCTTTGCCGAGACGCTCAAGGTCGCCGCCCCTACTCCCATGTCTCCCGTGAAGTCCATCACCGCGGAGCTCGGCAAGCAGAGCGCCAACGCGGCCAAAGCCGCTTCGGCAGCTGATTCTTCCTCCACGCTGAAATCAATCGCGGGAGCGCTGGGAAGATAACATGGCCACCGTCCAGATCCCCACGCGCATCGATCTCGGCATCTACCGCATGACGGTGGACCTCGACGGCGCCAGCTTCATCCTTCGGTTCGTCTTCAACGAGCGCGAGGGCTTCTGGTACTTCGATCTCGCCGACGTGGACGCCCTGCCGATCCGCTCGGGCATTAAGGTCGTCACGGGTTTCTCGCTCACCCGGCTCATCCGAGATAGGCGGCGTCCGCCCGGCGAGATCACGGTCATCGACACCACCGGCAGAGACCGCGAGGCGGAGCTCGACAATCTCGGCGACGAGATCCTCATGAATTACACCGAGGCGGCCGACGTGCCTGCGGAGTGACCCGTGGGAGCCCTCCTCAATCGGCAGTTCGCGCTTAACATCGGCGGTGTCGGCATCGCCACGTCGATCGTTGACCCGACGCGCATCCACTCGACCCTGCGCGTGGCGTTTCGCATCGAGCGCACATCGCAAAAAGAGCCGAATCCTGGCGAGGTCACGATCTGGAACCTCGCCAAGGACAGCCGCACGCTCATCGAGTCGGCCAAGCTGCCGCTCGCTTTGTCGGTAGGCTACTCGGGCTTCCTCTTTCAGATCTACTCGGGCGATCTGACGTATGCGGCTTCGCAGAAGCAGGGCGTAGACTGGGTCACGAAGATCCAACTCGGCGACGGGGCCAAGCAGTTCAAGTCGGCCCGCATCAACACCTCGCTGGCCGCCGCCACCCCGCTCTCAGCCGCCATCCAAGCGGCATCCGCGGCCCTCGCTGTGCTGCCGGGCAACATCGGGACGCACCTTTCGAACATCAGGCCGGGCGCTCCGCAGGCATTTCCGAAGGGCATCGTGCTTTCGGGCAAGGCCGAGGAGGTGCTCGACAAGCTGCTCAAGTCCGCCGGCTACGAATGGTCGATTCAGGACGGTCAGCTCCAGGTGCTCGCGCCGACCGAGCCCGCGCCTGGAGCAATGGCGCAGCTCTCAGCCGACAGTGGCCTTGTGGGCGCGCCCGAACGCAGCGACAAGGGAGCCGTCAAGGGGCGTTGCCTCATCCAACCGGACATCCTTCCGGGACGGCTCGTATCGATCGTCAGCTTCACCGTGACTGGCGTCTTCAAGGTCGAGCGCGTGGTGTTCTCGGGTGACTCTTGGGGACAGGACTGGTATCTTGACTTCGATTGTAGACCAATATAAGCCCCGCGCATGGTTCGTCACTATGTCCCCAACGGCAAGCCGTTTGGTCCTAAGCCCCTCCCGCTAGAAGCTCGTTTCTGGCGCTTCGTGAAGAAGGCTGGTCCAAACGAATGTTGGCTATGGCAAGGCGCGCGTCGAGGCCCGGGCTACGGGCAGCTCCGAGTCGGAAGCCTTCGAGATGGCTCACGGGCTGTGAAGCCAGCGCACCGCATCGCGTATCAACTTGCTACCGGAGAGACGATAAAGTCGAGCGATTTCGTCTGTCACTCGTGTGACAATCCGCCGTGCTGCAACCCACGCCACCTGATCCTGGCAAATGCCGCTTGGAACACCGCAGATATGCTCCGCAAGGATCGGCACTGGGTGAGTTCAAAGATCGGCGAGCGAAACGGGCGTGCGCGTTTGACAGCTCGCGATGTTCTACGACTTCGAACACTTCGCAGGAAAGGATCGACCCTGGTCGAATTAGCTTCTACCTTTTCGATCTCTCCCTCTCATGCTTCCAGAATCGCGACGCGCATCGCATGGAGCCATCTCTAGGAGCCCCGCATGCCGCAGACGACGAAAGCCCAAAGCCGCACTCCGTCCCTCGCCGAGGTGCTGCGAGCCGCCATCGAATCCAAAATCGAGGGCCTGCACGTCGCGCTGCCGGGCAAGATCGAGCTCTACGACCCCGTGACCCAGAAGGCGAACATCTCGCCCATGATCATCCGGCGCGTCGCCACGGTCGAGGGTGAGGAGCTCATCGAGCCGCTGCCCATCCTGACGGATGTGCCGATCGTCTTCCCGCGCTCGAACCAGTTCTTCATCTCGTTCCCGCTCATGCCCGGCGATCACGTGCTGCTCGTCTTCAACGAGCGTTCCATCGACAACTTCGTGATCGGCCCGCCCGGCATCCCCGCCGACCCGCAAGACTTCCGCACGCACGACCTTTCGGACGCGGTCGCCTTCCCGGGCTTCTGGCCGCTGGCGCGGGCGCTGCTCCAAGCTGACCCCGCCAACATGGTCCTCGGCGCCGACGCTGGCGGCATCCAGGTGCACCTAACGCCCATCGGCACGGTTGAGATCAAGCAAGGTGGCGGCGTAGCGACCTTCTCTCTGGCCATCGCTGAGAAGCTCCAGGCGCTCTACACCGCCGCGAAGGCTGCGTTCGACGGCCACACCCATGCGACCGGCGTCGGCCCCTCTGGGCCTCCGGTCCCCACGGCCATCTTCCCGCCGTGGGACGCGACCATCGCTTCGATCAAAGCCAAGATCCAGGATTGACGCATGCCGCTTACGCCCGCGTTGCTCGCCGCCGAGCTCGACACGCAGGTCCAGAACGCGGCGACGGAGCCTCCGGCGCGAGCTGCGCTGGCGCTCGCCTGGGCCAACTACTTCTACAACGCCACATCGAACGGCGTGCCCGTGACGCCAGGCTCTCTCGCCGGCGCTCAGGCCGCGATGGCCGCCGCGCTGACAGGCATGTCCGTATCGGGCGCCGGCGCCGCGGCCATCCAGGCGGGCATCACGGCCTTCTGGACCGCGATCGTCGGCACGCCGCCCGCGATCTTCGCTGCGGCTACGGTCATCACCCCGCCGCCGACGCTCGGCGGCATCGCCGCGGCGCTGCCGCCCGTATTCGCCGCCAACACGATGCCCGGCGTCACCAAGACCCAAGCTCTGAACGCGATCGCGATCGTGCTGCACGCGAACGGTGGGATCGGGAGCATAGCTACTTTCCCGGGGCCGGTCGTAGCGCCTATACTCTAGGCCGTGGACATCGCGCTCGACTCGCTGACCGGAGATCTGCTCGTAGAGGGCGGAGACCTCCAGATCCTCGAAGGGGTCGACTCGATCGAGCAGCACGTGGCCATTCGCTTGCAGTTCTTCCAGGGCGAGTGGTTTCTGGACACCCGCATCGGCATCCCCTACTTCACCAACATCTTGGTCAAAAACCCCGACCTCGGCGCCGTGCGCTTCCTGCTTCGCAACGCGGTCGCCACGACGCCCGGCATCGACAAGATCGAGCGATTCGACTTGGCATTTGACGCCGCGGCCCGCAAGCTGAGCGTCGACTTCGAGGCTTCGACGGAAGAAGGCACGTTGACCTTCGACCGCGAGCTGATCCTAGTGTGAGGGCCAGATGAGCAGCTTCGGAGTGACCCCAGAGGGGTTCAAGCAAAAAACGGTCCAGGATCTCAAGACCGAGATCGAGGACGCCGAGCGCGCTTCCTTCGGCTCTGGGGTCAATCTGCTCGCGACGTCGGTCTTCGGGCAGCTCAATGGCGTCTTCTCCAACCGCCTCGCCGAGCTCTGGGAGGTCGCGAACGCCGTCTACCGCGCGCTGTACCCGGACAGCGCCACGGGAGAGGCGCTCGACAACGTGGCGGCCATCACGGGCGCGCTGCGGCTCGCTGCGGCCAAGAGCCAGGCGCCGAGCGTGATCTGCACGGGCACCGCCGCTACCGCTCTCGCCGCAGGTCGCGTGCTGTCGGTTGTGGGCGCTGGCGATCGGTTCGTCTCAACCACCGCAGCGGTCCTGGCAGCCGCCACAGCTCGAGCGCCGTCTACGCCCTACGTCGTCGGCGACGTCCGATCCAATTCGGGCAATATCTACGTCGTCATCACGGCCGGCACTTCGAGCGCCGGCGCAGGTCCCAGCGGCACGAGCACCGACATCATCGACGGCACGGTTCACTGGCGCTTCGTCGGCACCGGCACCTCTTTCGCGCTCGTCAATTTCGAGTCCGAGGAGTTTGGCCCGATCAACGCGCCGGCCTTCACCCTGACCGTCATCGAGACGCCGGTAGCGGGCTGGAACGGGGCTGCGAACAGTCTGGACGCGGAGCTTGGGCGCGACGTTGAGAGCGACGCTGACTTCCGTGTGCGCCGCGAGGAGCTCCTGCGTTTAACGGGCTCGGCCACGCTCGAGGCCATCAGGTCCCACGTCCGCGCGATCGTGGGAGTACAGCAAGTGTTCGTCTTCGAGAACACGGGGCTCACGGTCGACGTCAACGGCCTGCCGGGCAAGAGCTTCGAGGTCGTCGTGGAGGGCGGGCTCAATCAGGATATCGCCGACACCATCTTTCTGCATAAGCCCGTCGGCATCGAGACCTTCGGCTCGGTCAGCGTGAACGTCGAAGACTCGCAGGGCTTTATGCACGCGACGGAGTTCAGCCGGCCAACCACCATCAACATGTGGGTCGACGTCACGGTGCAGGTCGACCCGCAGGTCTTCCCGGTCGACGGCATCGATCAGGTGAAGCAGGCCATCGTCGATCTGGGCGACGCGCTCCAGATCGCAGACGACGTCATCATTCTCAAGTTCCGGTGCACACCTCTCGATAGCGTGGCGGGCGTGATCGACGTGCCCGTTATCAAGATCGAGGACACCTTCCCGCCGCTCAACACCGCCAACATCATCGTTGCGCTGCGCGAGCTCGCAGTCTTCGACACCTCGCGAATCACCGTGACGGTGATCTAGCGTGGCCGGCTTGATCGAAAAGAGCACGCACCTCGAAGAGGCGCTGGCGCAGCTCGCCGAGCAGTTCAAGCGCAAGCCGAACGTCGAGGCGCTGCTCGCAGCGTTCGTGGCGCAGGTGCAGGAGCTCGAGGGCGTCCTCTTCGATCTCATGGAGGATCGGGCAATCGACACAGCCGCCGGGATACAGCTCGACGGCCTGGGTATCATCATAAACGAAGAGCGCCAGGGGCGCGACGACTCCGCGTATCGTCAGGCTATTCGAGCGCGCGTTATGCTCAACACTTCGAGCGGCACGCCCGAGGACATCATCGAGATCGCGCGCGCTGTGCTTGGCAACGTCGAGATCGAGATCATCGAGGCATATCCGGCTCACTTCGACGCCATCGTCAACGATCCGGTCACGCCCGACCCGCCTGCCTGGCAGCCGTCGACTTCCTACGCTCTCAGTGACAAGCGATCGAGTTTCGGCAACGTCTATGTGGTCGTGGTCGCTGGCACGTCCGCGGCCTCGGGAGGCCCCAGCGGCACGGGCGCGGGCATCGTCGACGGCACCGTGACCTGGAACTACTCGGGTCTGGGCGTGGGCGCTCGCGCGGCTACACTCGTGCTCTCTGGCAAACCCGCGGGGGTCAAGGGGATCATTCAATGGCACGAGGACGCCACCCCCTTTGCATTCGATACCGACCCGGAGGGCGCGGGCTTCGACGCGGGGGCCTTCGCGCAGGCGCACGACTTCTGATAGAGGGGAACACCAATGCCAGCGAGTTTCAGCAAGCCGACAGAGATCCCGCGATGGGCCGATACCGGTACCGTCGTCGTCCCCTCTGAGGCAAAAAAGGACTCCGGGTGGCTGACGCTCGAGAAGCCACCAGCCTCGTTCTTCAACTGGCTGCACAACCGCGGTGGGCAGTGGTTCAAGTGGCTGAACGAACGAATGTTCGATGGCGCGACGGCCGATGACTTCAAGATAGTCGCGATCACGGGCACGACGAC